CTGGTTCACAGGGTAGGGAGTACGATATTATAAAATCTCACATATAGATATAATATAATATGGCGGAACTTCTCACTTTACCGATTACTTTATTGACAACACTGTGTGGCAGCGTTTCGGCTATGTTACCATTTCAAAATCTTCTCCCAACTTCTGACGATCCCTTGAGTGATGGGGGACTCGGGGGGTATGTCGTATCAGTCCTATGCCTCACATTATGCATCTTCATGATCATGAAGATGCCATTCAAAACACCACCTATTATGGTTGCGTGTTGCTACGCCCTTTCCTCGTGTAGCGTGAGCTCATCCCGCATAGTGAGGGATGTCCAACGACGAGTCAGTGACACGAAGGATGAATAGACTATTGTCAACTGGCTAATGCTGGTGCGGTTTAGAAGAAATTATCAGTCTTGTACATATTAACCGTGAATGGATCAGTTTTACCTGTTATTGAAACTGCTTCATTTCCATATAGCTCACGACATCCAACGTCGTCCATACAGTCCCTTGCTTCGTGATTTAAAGGTATGGGGTATAGATTTTCACCCCCAGTTGTTGTGTAGTAATGGTATCGATCGCGACGACCGCGAACCTCTTTCCCGTAAAGAGGTCGGGTCTCACCCTCATCGTTGGTTAAGAGCCCCATCTGCTGCATAAATCCTGGTTTATATAACTTTATGGGGGGGCCTCTAAATTCTGGTTCTCGTCTTGGAACCATCGTTGGTAGCCTCGGTGGCACGGGAAGCATACTTTGGGTCGGTGCGTTTATCGTGACAACCGTGGGATTATACCACATATAAGCGACTGCTACCGTTAAAACGAAAAGTATGATCCACGTGACCTGTGTTCTGGTTTTGTTCTTCATTACAATTACTGAGATTTAAATTAAAGACGACAATTCTTATATTTAAAGATGAGGGTATTGGCTATAGACATTGGATATCACAACTTGGGTATTGTTCTCGCTGAATCCGCGGCGGGTCCATCGATAAAGGTTGAGTATATGAAGAAGATTAGTCTCGCAGACTACAAGTACTTGAAAAGTAATGACATGGTAGATTTAGTTCCTTTATTTGTAGAAGATCACAAAGATATTTTCGACTCAGCCGATAAAATACTTATAGAGAGACAACCCCCGGGTGGATTTACAAATATAGAAATACTGTTACATTACATGTTTAAGGATAAAGTTCTTCTCGTTCACCCAACGAGTATGCATACTCATTTCGGTATAAGGCATCTAGATTATGAAGAACGCAAGGAAAGAACCACGTCTATAGCTGAGAGACATTTAAAATTTGAGATCCCATATGAGAGGAAACATGATATAGCTGATGCATTGTGTATGATAATCTACGACAACTTCAAATCCACTACGCACGCTTTTGATAGATTTCGTTTTGCTTAAACGTGAGCAAGTGTCTGATACTTTCTACTGCGAAAGGCTCGATGTTGTAGAGAACAGCGATGATACCTAAGGCAATTGCAATCTTGATGAAGATACCACTCTTCTTGAAGAACTTGTCAATTATCCTGTGTAGGAAGAGATTGGGCAGCGCAAAAGCGACGATTAGAGAACCGAGCGCTGTTGCGAGTGCATCATTCTCGCTACCAGTCTTCTTGAATTGTTTGACGGAGAGCATCGCTATCGAGGTCAGCGCGATGAGGTCAATCAACACCTTACCAATCTCCTGACCGAAGGTATCCGCGTTGTGAGGGTAAATCGAGACCTGGGGATGGATAGATGCCGCTCCTGCGAATTCATTCGCGAACGCACCGAGCTTGTACAACATCATTTACTATTAGCATTTATTTTTTTCTTCAACGTAGTACCTTCAACCGTAAATCGTTCAGAATCACTATAAGTGTGAGTGCTAACAAACATGGAACGAGGTATTGTAAAATCGCTTCGAAAGTAATTATGATGCGCTCGGCGGTCGTGACACTTCTTTCCACAACTCCAAACACCGTTCCCACAACAACGAACGGAGTGCAAATAATTTGAATCAAACATTTATTGATTTCGCGTCTCGCGCTGATCAGTTTCATAATACGGTCGTGATTAGCGAATAGTTGCGCATATTTCTCGGAATGTATGAAATAGAGTTGTGTAATCTTATATTCATATTGTAGATACTGTTCATAGATACGAACTGAATACAATACAGGTGTCAGGACTACGATACCTATACATACAGGTTTGTACATACATCGTATACGATCCAAAACTTTATATCATGTTCGCACTTTCCCTTGCTAATGTATCAACCTCCTCATTTTTTGGATTTCCGTTATGTGCCTTGACCCACCTCCATTCGACGAGTTTCAGTTTATTACGTGCTTCATCGATAGCAACCCACAACTCCTTGTTTTTAACAGGTGCACCGGTGGAAGTCTTCCAACCGTTCTTCTTCCACTTGATGATCCACACAGTAATACCGTTCTTCACGTAGTTGCTATCTGTAAATATACAAACCTCTTGGATATCCCTCCTCGAACATTCCTCGAGGGCTTTGAGAATCGCTGTCATCTCCATCTGGTTATTTGTGGTATTAGGTTGTCCAGCAGTGAGTTTAAAGTTATCACTGACCACACCCCAACCGCCACGTCCAGGATTTCCCAAACAACTTCCATCAGTGTAAACCTCATACATGATTCTCTTACGAACTATTTTTCTAAGTATATTTCGAAATCGAAAAGTATTTCCGATTTCGAAAAAAAGTCAAAGTATTTGAAAAAATATCAAAGTATCATTGACGCATCTTGTTACTAGAGTCTTTGTCAAAGAACATACTCAATATTTCCGCGATGAGAATGAATTGGTGAGACATTACTGTCATCTTTGCAAGATCAGTCCGTGGAACATAGTCACCATATCCTACGGTGCTCATAGTGGTGAAAGAAAAATAGAACGGGTCGATCCAACTAGTGAAACCGAATGCGTTCTTGTCAGCCTTGTCCATAATCATGTAAATGAAACCATATACGATGGTCGTCACTAAGAAGGCTACAATTTTCATAGACATTTATAATGTGCTGAGATAATTAAACAGGATCAACTCTCGGTAATTGCTCATCTCTGCTTCTTCTTCTAATATTCTGCAAAGCCCCAATCCACCTAGATACCGCCCGCCCAGAGCCAGTGACAGAAGCAGCGTCTTCATTTACGACGATACTTAGACCATTGCATACATCAGGTTTATTCTCTTTATCTGGGAACTGTACCAAGAAAGCCTGGATAGTAATAGATGGTATATCAGGTGAGTCATCAAGTAGTTTATCGTACTCTTCCCTACATTTCATAATGAACTCAACCACATTATCCCGATGCTTGGTATCAAGAGAAAGTTCCATGTCAATACTTCTATAGAATTTAGACCATTGCACACACTGCGCGGAGTGTGCTTCTGAAAGACTTAAACTTTGACTAAATTTACTGATAGACGAGAGAATACCAGCCAACACATTGAGAAATGCAAAAAAGTATTGGATTATCATGATATTATTCTTTGTGTCAGTGGAAATATCCTCACTCCCACTTGGATTTAACACTGCAAAACCACCAACACCTGTTATACTCGCTATAACTATACTCGGGTAGGCTAACCAGTCATTCTGTTTCTTATAGAATAGGCGCGCATGATTGTGCAGCCAACGATATCCAGCCGCCTTTTCTGCCCATTTTATAAGCAACTTTTCTTGTTTTTCACACCATTCACACTGTTCGTCTTGATTAACACTCATGGTCTATTCTACACTGACAGTTTAATCAGTTTCCCCTGGTTATTTTTGAAGCTATCAGAAAAGATTCAAAACGACTTGAAACCTCTCCCAAACTGCGGAGAGGTGTTCAAAATCAAGAACGAGCTTTGAATTCTTTTTTTCGTAGCCAGAGGTCATTCCAAATAGATTCAAAACCGCCTTGCAACCATGTCATGCACAAATCTATCAATTTACAAGCGTTTCATCACCGTTTTGTGGTTTACGTGTTTCATTATCCATCTAGGACTTCAATATGGTCGAGGGTGGCTTCGTCGACTTGTAACAGTTTACCGTATGGACACAGCATGTCACTTTCATTTTCACGGACCTCTATGGCTAGCTAGGGCTAGTTTTCGTTTTTCGTTTTTTTGATTTATTTTTATTCTTTCGTTTTTCGTTTTCAGTTTCAGTGTTTTGAAACCTTGGAACCCGTCAATCACCTTTTTATCAGTATTTAGTCAGGGATTTC